CACCTGTATAACTACTTTTTGAGATATTAGAAACAAATTAGTAACACATACCCTTGGAAACATAGTGTTTTCAGGGGTTTTGATTTTATTATGCAATGAAAGGGGTGAATTGAACAGTGTTCAGTTCCTTTGTGGATGCAATTACACTTAAATTAAGCAATTTCATATTGCAAGGGGCAAAGGCACACATGACTGACTTGGAATTTCTTGAAAAGGAAATTGCAGCATGGAAGTGTTCACCACGTAGAATGATGCAGATAAAAGGATTTCTGTACTATGACGGTGACCATGATGTGATTCACCGCAAACGTACAATGATCGGTGAAGGTGGGGAACTTGAAGTTGTTGAGAACCTACCAAACAACAGGATTGTTGATAACCAGTATGCAAAAATGGTCAATCAGAAATCCAATTATTTGTTCGGTAAGCCGTTCACACTAAGCGGTGAAAACACTGCATATATTGAACTGCTGAAGAAGATATTTGACAAGAAGTTCATGCGAACTTTGAAAAGTGCGGGCAAGGCTGCATATAATGGCGGTATTGCTTGGCTATATCCATACTACAATGAACGGGGTGAATTTGCTTTCAGTCTTTTCCCCGCTTATGAGATTTTGCCATTTTGGAAAGATTCTGAACACACTGAACTTGATTTCTTCATCCGGCATTATGTGACGGTTGCCTATGACGGCAATCAAAGGAAGTTCATTGAAAAGGTTGAATTGTATGATCTGAATGGGGTTCACCTGTTCATTCTTGATGGCGGGAAACTGATTCCTGACATTGTGAACAATGAAACCGCAGACTTCCCACACGTTACAATGACAGATGCTGCCGGAAATGTTCAGATGTTCAACTGGCAGCGTGTTCCACTGATTCCATTGAAAGCCAATGAACAGGAAACACCGCTGATTAAGAAAGTCAAGTCATTACAGGATGGCATCAATGTGATGTTATCTGACTTTGAAAACAATATGCAAGAAGATGCCCGTAACACCATTTTGGTATTGAAGAACTATGACGGTACTAATTTAGGTGAGTTCAGAAAGAACCTTGCAACCTATGGTGCAGTAAAGGTCAGATATGACGGTGACACCAAGGGCGGGGTTGAAACGCTTGAAATCACGGTAAATGCAGATAACTACAAGACCATTGTGGAAATCCTCAAGAAAGCCTTGATTGAGAACGCAATGGGTTATGATGCCAAGGATGACAGACTTTCCGGCAATCCTAATCAGATGAACATTCAGTCAATGTATTCTGACATTGATACAGATGCCAATGATACGGAATCAGAAGCACAGGCAACAATGGATGATGTGTTTTGGTTCATTAACTGTCATCTTGCCAATACGGGACAAGGTGATTTTGATGGTGAAGAAGATGGTGTTGATGTGGCGTTCAATCGTGATATGCTGATGAATGAATCAGATATTATTGATAATTGTCAGAAGTCACAGGGTATCATATCTGATGAAACCATCATTGCAAACCATCCTTGGGTTGATGATACACACCTTGAAATGGAACGTCTGAAAAAGCAGAAGGAAGAAGCACAGAAAGAAATGCTTGCACAGTATGACCCATTTGGTACACAGAATGATGACCCTGACAACAAAGGTGACCCGTCACAGGGAAGTCAGGGCGGTGAAGTAGATGAATAACGGTGAATACTGGCAGAAGCGTTTTGAACTGCTTGAACAGGTAGCACACCAACAGGGGGTTCATTGTTATGCAGATATTGAAAAACAATACCGACAGGCACAGAAGCAACTTGAAGGTCAGATTGCTGCATGGTATCAGCGTTTTGCATCTAACAACGGGGTAACCCTTGCAGAAGCAAAGCGGATGTTGAACGCAAAGGAACTTGCTGAACTGAAATGGGATGTAAACCAGTATATTCAGTACGGTCAGGAAAATGCGATCAACGGCACTTGGGTCAAGCAGCTTGAAAACGCATCTGCAAGATTCCATATCAGCAGACTTGAAGCCTTGAAGTTGCAGACCCAACAGAGCATTGAAGTCATGTTTGGAAACCAACTTGACAGCATTGACAACACAATGCGGAATGTTTACAAGTCCGGCTATTATCACACAGCCTATGAAATTCAGAAGGGTGTGGGTGTTGGTTGGGACTTTTCCGCACTGGATGACAAGCAGATCAGCAAGGTCATCAATAAGCCTTGGGCGGTTGACGGAAAGAATTTCAGTGAAAGGATATGGGGCAACCGTCAGAAGTTGGTCAATGAACTGAACAACACCCTGACACAGAACATCATCTTGGGAAAAGACCCACAGAAAGCTATTGATGAAATTGCTCGGAAGATGAACACTTCCAAGACCAACGCCGGGCGGTTGGTAATGACAGAAGAAGCCTTTTTCAGTTCCGCAGCACAAAAGGACTGCTTCACTGAACTGGATGTTGAACAGTTTGAAATTGTGGCAACACTGGATTCCCACACTTCGGATATATGCCGGGGTATGGATGGCAAGCATTTCCATATGTCTGAATGGAAGGTTGGTGTAACTGCACCGCCGTTTCATGTTCATTGCCGTTCAACCACAGTACCGTATTTTGATGATGAATTTGATGCTGTTGGTGAACGTGCTGCACGGGATGAAGAAACAGGCAAGACCTACTTTGTACCGGGCAATATGACCTATAAGGAATGGGAAAAGTCATTTGTCAATGGCGGTGATAAGTCAGACTTGCAACCAGTCAACAGTGATGATACAATCAAAGAAAAAGAACCAAGTGAAGCATTTCAACAGATTCAGAAAGCGTGTGAAGCGGACAAAGTTGAACACAGACCTGTTCAGAAACTTTCACAGCCGTTATCATCTGATGAAATCATTGAAAGGCTTGCGGGTGGAGATATGACCAAGGGTTCATGTTCTTCACTGGCTTTTGCATACATTGGAAACAGGAACGGTCTTGATGTTCTTGATTTCAGGGGTGGCAGTAGTCAGTATGTGTTTTCTATGAACAGTAACATCAAGAAAATACTGGAATTACCGGGTGTGAATGGTTCAATCACAATGGTCAAGAAAGAGATTTCAGGAACAATGGAAGTCCTGAATAATCTTGTCTTGAATAAAGAATACTATCTTGCAACTGGTAAACACGCAGCCATTGTCAGACGGGTTGACAGTGGTGTTGAATACTTGGAACTTCAATCAAAATTTCAGAACGGGTGGATGCCGTTTGACCGTTATGGTTCAATGGCTGCAACACTGAATAAGCGTTTTGGATGTAGGAAAACAGTTGATAAGCAATTCGGCAAGATTTGGGAAAAATCGGTTGTTCTTATGGATGTTGAATCATTCAATGAAAACGCTGAATTTGAACAAATTCTTGGGTATATAAATACCGCAATAGAAAGTCAGAAGAAAGGGGTGACGGGTAATGTCAAGTAACTGGTACAAGAACAATGAAACAGATCAGATTTGGTGGAAAGATACGCCTGATTCAGTCGGTGAATGGCTGTTCAGTTTTGACAAAAAACAAGTGTTCAATATGTTTGCTGATTATCCGCACAACCTAACACCTGAACAGAAAAAAATATTTGATGAAGAAAATCCTGAATGGTGTGAGTTCTTCAAAGATAGAGTATAGAAAGCACGGTCAAATAGCCGTGCTTTTTTCATACCTTAACAAGTTATCAATAGACCTGTAATAATTGCTATATGGCGGTTATATGAGGTCAGAAAGGGGGATAAAAGGCACATGAAAACGTACACAATGAGAAAGGCATGGTGATCCTGATTATCTCCCGGCTACTGGGTCAAGTAGCACATAGAAAAGGCATCCGGCAACGGGTGTCTTTTTTCTTGCGGGTTGTCAAGCGTAAACCGAACAAAACCAATCAATCATGTGGGACTAACCCCGTAAAAAACGTATTTGAAAGGATGGTATAGAAATGACAAGAAAACAGTTAGAGGATTTAGGACTTACCAAGGAACAGGCAGACAGCATCATCAAAATCAATGGCGATGACATGGAGAACGCAAAGAGTGCGTCCGCGGCGGAAATCAAGAACTTGCAGACAGAGGCTGACGGCTTGAAGGCACAGGTTTCTGAACGTGACAAGCAGCTTGAAACGCTGAAAGCATCTGCCGGGGACAATGATACCCTGAAAAAGCAGATCGAGGACTTGCAGGCAGAGAACGTGAAGGCAAAGGAGACGCACGAAGCAGAACTCAACCAGTTAAAAGTCGATTTTGCGATTGAGAAAGCTCTGGCAAGTGCCAAGGCGAAGAACATTAAGGCGGTTAGGGCGCTGCTGGATCTGACAGACGCAAAGCTTGACAAGGATGGAAATGTCAAGGGCTTGCCTGAACAGATTGAGAAGCTGACCACGGGCGCAGATACAAAGTTTCTGTTTGAAGCTGCTAAGCAGAGACCGACATTCAAGGGATTCCAGCCGGGAGCATCAGAGGGTAAACCCGATGTCGGAGTGGATATGTCTAAAATGACATATGAGGAGCTTACTGCGTACATGGAATCCAATCCTGACGCACAGTAAATGAAAGAAAGGAAAAGGTGAACAAAAATGGCAAAATTTGATGCTAAGAGTTTTAATGACAAAGCGTTTGGTAAGTACATGAGTGCTGTTCCCAACGTGAAACTGAACAAACTGCGGGAATCCCGCGCCATTGTAGGAGACGCAAGACTGCGTGATACGTTTGTGAATAGTTCACAGACAGGAACCGTCTATGCGGTACTTCCTTATTTTGGTCTGCTCGGCGGTGCGCCACAGAATTATGATGGTGTTGCAAACCTGACACCCGGAAAGACGACTACCTTTGAGCAGGGCGTATTTACATACGGAAGAATGAACGGATGGACAGAAGCTGATTTCAGCTATGATGTGACAGGTGGCGTTGATTTCATGGCAAATGTCAGAAATCAGATCAATACCTATTGGAACGGTGTTGATCAGGATGTGATTCTTGCAATCCTAAAAGGTATCTTTGGCATGGCGGCGACGGGAACCGGAAATATTAAAACGGCAAACAAAGCATTTGTGGATGAGCATACCTATGACATCAGCCAGAGTAAGGCGGATGCAGTCACGACACCGGCGATGTGCATGGATGCAACAACGCTCAACAGTGCGATTCAAAAAGCCTGTGGCGATAATAAGTCTAAATTCAGTCTTGTATTTTGCCACAGCGCCGTTGCGACAAACCTTGAAAATATGAATCTCATTGCATACTTAAAATATACGGATGCGCAGGGGATTCAGCGAGACCTTGGAATGGCAACATGGAATGGAAGACTTGTTGTTGTGGACGATTCCATGCCTGTTGAAGTTAAAAATGTGGGCGGAACAGGTGGTAATGTTTCGCTTTATACAACCTATATTCTTGGAGAGGGTGCAATCGGCTTTGAGGATGTCGGTGCAAAAGTGCCATATGAGATGGTGCGTGATGCAAAAGTACACGGCGGCGAAGATACGCTTATTTCAAGAAAGCGCCATGCGGTCAGTGTTGCCGGTATTTCTTATCTGAAAGCACAGCAGGCAACGAACAGCCCGACGAATGCGGAGCTTGAAAATGGTCTGAACTGGTCGCTTGTTGACGATGGAACAGATACGATCGGGCATAAGGCGGTTCCTATTGCAAGAATTATTTCAAGAGGATAAAAGAAAGGTCTGGTGATGGACAATGTTTGATGTAGATGCAGTGAAAAAACGACTTGAATCATTCGGATACGAGGTCAGGGCAGAGGATGATGCTGCACTGGCCTTTTGTATCATGAAAGTGCGTGGCACAATCAGGAATGAAATTAACTGTCGGGATGTGCCGGAAGGACTGGAACACATCGCCGTCGATATGGCGGTCGGGGAATTTCTTCTGGCAAAGAAAACATTTGCGCCGGACGATCTTGCAGGGATTGATTTGGATTATGCGGTAAAGCAGATTCAGACCGGAGACACGAACACGGTGTTTGCTGTCGGTGAAGCGTGTCTGACACCGGAGCAGAGGTTG